GGACGGCATGAGTGGTTCATATCTTGGAAAAGATTATTCAGCCTTAGAAATGCTATTAAAAGCACATGAAGTAGAAGATGTAAAAACTTGTATTTATTTTATTAAACTAATTGATGGATATAATATAAGAAAAATAAATTTAGAACAAGATAAAAGAAGAAAAGCCGAAGAAAGAAAAGCAAAGGCAAAGACTGGTACAGGGAAGAAACCAGGAATAAATGTACAAGGATAAATGGCAAAAATTAAAGGCGGAACTCTTACCTTTGAAGTTACTGATGACGGTAGCTTAAAATTATTAGAAGGCAAGACCAAAAAGACAAAAAAAGCAGTAGATGACTTATCACGTTCTGAAGCAACTTTAAATCGTAATTTTAAAGGAGCTTCACAACAATCATCAAATGCTAGTAAAAACTTTTCAAAGATGGCACAAGGCATTACAGGCGGTCTTGTACCTGCATATGCTACCCTTGCTGCTAACGTTTTTGCTATTACAGCTGCTTTTAGATTCTTATCAGATGCCGCTAACTTTAGAATATTAACTGAAGGTGCACGAGAGTATGCAACAATTACAGGCGAATCTCTTAGTCTTATAACATCTAGATTACAAGAAGCAACAGGACAGCAGTTAGCTTTTTCAGAAGCAGCTCAATCTGTGGCGATAGCAAGAGCTGCTGGTGTTACTACTGACCAAATATCCAGATTAGGAGAATTAGCAAAAAATGCTTCGATTGCACTTGGAAGAGATTTAACAGACTCTCTTAATCGTCTTATTCGTGGTGTTACAAAAGCGGAACCTGAACTACTTGACGAACTTGGTATTATACTTCGTTTGGAAATAGCAACTGAGAAGTATGCAGAACAAATGGGTATTGCAGGAAGAAAGTTAAGTATATTCGAAAAATCACAAGCTGTTGTTAATGAAGTTTTAGCACAAGGGGAAGAAAAATTTGGACAGTTTAATACTGAATTAAACGCATTTTCACAACTAGCAAAATCTTTTGACGACTTACTAAACAATATAAAATTTAGTTTATCAGGAGTTGCAGAATTTATTGCAAAAACACTTTCAAAAAATGTAATTGCTTTAGCAGGAGCTTTTACACTATTAGGAACAGGTATACTAAGAGCTGTAATGCCTACAACACCTCAATTTAATCAAGCTGATGCAACTGCTAGTCTTCAACAAGATATAGGAAAATTTTATAAAGGAAGTGAGGCAAGACTCAAAAGATTTCAACAAGGAAGTTTTACAGGCGCAGATATTAAAGCCTTAGAAAAGTCATTTAGTACTCAAAAATCTAGCGTAATGAACTTTGAAAACTTTAGAAGAAGTGAAGCTAGAAAAACAATGATGATACTTAAAGGATTTCATTTACAAATAGAAGCAGATGGAAAAAATGCAATTACAAGAATGTTTGCAAAAATGAGAGCTGAAAGAATGTTCTTTGCAGCTGAGTATGGACAGTTTGTTGGAACAATGAAATTTTTAGGGTCAAAACTTGCTTCAGCAATTAGTCTTGTTGGTTATCTAGGTATACTTGTTTCAGCCATTGGATTACTCACTCAATTTATGGAAAAATTTAAAGACCCTGCTCAAAAAGAATTTGAAGAAAGAAATAAAAGAGTTGTTAAAAGTTTAGAAAAACAAAATATAGAACTACAAAGATTAAATGACAACCTAAAACAAACAAGAACTTTTTTAGCTGCTATAAATCAAGAATCAATGTTTTTTAGTAATTTTTCTTTTAAAGGTGTTGCAGACCAATTTGGTAATCTTGATTTTTTAACTCAAAGAAGAGATTTTGTTGGTAAAGACTCAGGACAAAGTTTAAGACAGAATATAGACTTATTTGGAGCAGATATGGGATTGTTAATGGCACAAAGAGAGGAACAAACTCCTACAGTTACAAGAAGTTTTACAAAAGACCAAATAAAAATTTTAGAAGGAGTTATAGATTCATTAGAAATTCAACAAGGAAGATTAACAGAAGGAAAACTATTTGATGATGTTCAAAAAAGAATAGACTCTATAAAAGATGCATTGAGTGCAGAAGATGTTGATGAAAATGTTCTACAAAAACTAAGAGAAGAACTTATAGAATTAGAAACAGTTGGCACTGATGCTCAACAAGCAATTACAAAATTAACAACAGCTCCTCAAAATTTAAATAATGCTGCAGAACAGTTTGGCAGAGCTTTAGCAAGTTTTAGACAAGGAGCAACTCCTCTTACTCAAATCACAGAAAGCATTGGCTTAACAGGAGAAACTCTACTTGGATTAACAAACCAAGATATGACCGAAGCTTTAGCACAATTTAAAAATCTTGGAGGACAAGTTGACAAAGTAATAGATAATAATACTCTTGGATTTCTTCAAACAATTCTAGGAAAAGACGCACTATCTGGCTTTGTAACTAAACGAGATGGTAAAGATGTTATTGCTGGAACCGGTACCGCAATGGGTGATTTAGATATTATTAGAGAGATAGGCGGACTAGTTGAAGCTGAGATGAGAAGACTTAGAGAAATAGAAATTGGATTTATGACCGATAAACTAAATTTACAATCTCAATTTATTGCAAAAACTGAAATGGTTGGACCGATTACTACAAAAAATATTAAACAACAAGAAAAACTAAAAATGCTTCAATTAGAAAAAGAACAAAAAGAAACAACAATTAGAGAATTAGAAGCAAAAGGACTAGAACAAAATGCTGTATTTATAGAAAAAGCAAATGCAGAAATGGCTCTTATTGACGCAAAAATTGAACAAGCAGCAAATGCACTAGATTTAGTAAAACAAGTAAACAACGTAGCAATAGATGCAATGGAATCAAATTTAGCAACAGCACTTCAAAGTATTATTACAGGAGCAAAAACAGCAAAAGAAGCTTTTGCAGATATGGCAAAGTCAATACTTAACTCTATAGCACAAATACTTGCACAACAAGCAGCAATGGCTATTATGAATTTTTTACCTTTTGGTGGTGCGGGTGGAAGAAGTGGAGGCATAATGAGTGCTCCAGGATATCGTTCATTTTCAATGGGCGGTGTAGCAAGTGGACCAAACTCAGGATATCCAGCTGTGCTACACGGAACAGAAGCAGTTGTCCCACTACCAAACGGAAGAAGTATTCCTGTAGAAATGAGTGGAGGAGCAGGAGTAAATAATATAAATGTAAATGTAAATATGACAACAGGACAAGTAGACTCCGAAAGTGATAATGCAGAAATGATAGGCATAGGTAAAGCAATAGCAGAAGCTGTTAAAAATGAAATTGAGGTACAACAAAGACCAGGCGGAAGTTTAAGTCTGTATTAGGAGTAGATTATGGCATATGGAATAATGCAATCAGATGGAAGCAATATAACTGGATTTAGTGCACCTGTTCAACCAGATAAAGGATTTACTCGTCAAACTGGAATGAAAGTATTAAAAAGTCAGTTTGGTGACGGTTATGAACTTAGAATAGCAGACGGAATAAATACAAAACAACAAACATTAAATGTTGCATTTACTACACGACCAAAAGCAGAAATAGATGATTTAGTTAAATTCTTTGAAGACTTGGGCGGAGTAACTAAATTTAGATTTGACTTAGAAGATAGTAACGAAGGAAGCAGTGAAGAAAGTATTTTCTGTATTTGCGAAAATTGGAGTCAAACTTGGGCATTTGATAATTTTTATACTTTACAAGCAACATTTAGAAGAGTATATGAAGCATGACAATAATTACAGATTTACAAAAACAAGTTCCAGGTTCAGAATTAGTAGAGCTTTATGAAATAGAAAAACCAAACGGTACATTTGCTTATTTAACTCCAGGACAAGATTCAGATGGTAGTAGTTTACAAATCTACGACTATGATAGTAACTCTACTACAAGAACCTATACACCGATACCAATATCTTCAGATGGATTCGAAATAAAAGTCACAGGAGCAATCGCTAGACCTGTTTTTAATGTATCAAATGTTGGCACTACATTCACAACTTTAATGGGAACTACAGATATAGATTTACTAGTAGGTAAAAAGTTTATAAGAAGATTAACTTTAAAAAAATATTTAAAAGGAGAAAGTGCAGACCCTGGTTCAGGAAATACACCTGTTGAGTTTGTTCGTCAAGTTTGGACTATAAATAGAATACAAGCAGAGGACTCAACAACAATCAATTTTGAACTTGCAGCGCCTTTTGATTTAGAGGGAGTACGAATACCTGCTAGAAATATAATTTCAAATGCTTGTCCATGGGAATATACAGGAGCAAGTCCAGACTTAAGTGAAAGCGCAAAATGTGGTGCTTGCACTTGGAATAGAGAAGGAAAATTTACAAGAAGAAATGTTACTCCTGGTGGTGTAAATCCAAATGGTACGGAACACACAGTTTATGTAACTCTAGATAATGAGTATGTATTGCCAAGTACAACTTCATTTACAAACTATACTTCTGCTTCAAGCAGTACTTCTTTTACAGTAGATACAGTTATTAAAACTACAGGGAATAGTGTTACCAAAGTAAATGCTAATGGAACATATTCAACTGTTACAGTAGATATGTACTGGCAAGTAGCAACTGCAGGAGCAAAAAGTGCTCTAGGAACTCCTTCAGATACAAATACTAATTTTAAAAGATTAAGAGTTCATCAAGGAACATACTCAAATAGCACAACTTATAATGCTTTTACAGATGACAGATTAAATGATATGGTCACAGCAACAGCTGATGGATTAACTTTCTTGTGGAAAACAAAAGTTACTCATTCAGGAAATACTCCTGCATTTGGAAACTTCTGGAGAAGAGGAGATGAGTGTGGAAAAACACTTGAATCTTGTAATAAAAGATTTGGATTTAATCCTGTTGATGCAACTTCAGCAACTAGTTTACCAAAAGCAGCTACTAGTACTAATCAAGTTTTGCCTTTTGGAGCATTTCCTGGAGCAAAGAATTTCCAATGATGTTTTTACCTGAAATATTCGAAGCAGCTAAAGAAGCCGCACCAAGGGAAATGTGCGGACTCATAATAGAGCAAGATGACAGAAAAAAATGGATTTTGTGCGAAAATATTTCTACAGAAGAAAAATCATTTAAAATAGACGAAAAAGTTTTAAGTAAATATCAATTAATTTCAAAAATATTATATGTAGTCCATAGTCACTATATGGAAGATTGTAAACCAAGTGAGTATGATAAAAAGATGGCAAAAGTTTTAGGTATACCATATTTAATTGTATCATACCCAAAGTTAGGAGCAGAAGTTTATGACCCACGTTAAGTTAATGGGAGAAATAGGAGAAAAGTTTGGTTCTGATTGGCACATGAGTGCGACTTCTTTTCGTGATATATTTAAACTTATAGAATGTCAAACAGAAGGCTTTGCACAGTATATTAGAGAAAAAGCAGAGGAAGGAGTTGATTTTACAATACAAAATGGAGATGATTTAATAGACGATGGATTAGACTTACAAATTGCTCCACCTCAAAATACAGTAATAATAACACCAGTTGCAACAGGAGAAGGAAGTTTAAGTAATGCATTAAAAGTAATTTTAGGTGTTGTACTACTTATATACGGCCCTGGTTGGATACAAAATTTTGAATGGGCAGCAGAAGCAGAAGGAACTATGGAAGCAGCAACAGCGATTGAAGGTATAGGTACTTCATATGCAACCGGCACTACATTAACAACAGCAGGACAAGTAGCAACTTGGGGAGTTCGTGCACTTGGTGTGGGACTTGCAATGAGTGGTGTTACAGGGTATCTAACACCTGATAGTCCCTCGAACGCAGGAGAGTCTTATTTATTTAATGGCCCACAAAATAATGCAAAAGAAGGAATAGCCGTACCACTACTATATGGTAGATTAATAGTAGGTGGAGGTATAATAAATTTTGGTTTCATAGAAGATAAAGTTACACAACAACAATCAGGATATACAAGAGTAGTACAAGGGCAAGACGCACCTGCTAACTCAGACGAAGAAACTGATGACAGTTCAAGAGGAGAAGATATATAATGAGTTATGCTAAAAAAATGGCACAACTAGCAGCTGCTAATAGAAAGGCTGCACAAGCAGCCGGAGCTCTAAATGAAGATAGTAAAATAGATAGCCCAAATGAGCATCAAACTGCTGTTGTATATGATTTAATATCAGAAGGGCCTGTTGAAGGACTACAGGGTGGAACTGATGGTATATATTTAGATAAAACTCCTGCTACAATCGGTACAGCAGGACAAAAATTTAACGTTCGTAACTCAAATAATGTAAGCTATAACAGCTCCAATCATACTGTAACTGATAATAATTCAACTCTATTTGATAATCTAGCAGTAACTGACGGCGAGAGATATATAAGAATAAAAGGAGCTAAGAAAACTGCAGATAATGCTAGTGCTACAAAAGGTACAGTAGTTATTACTACAGGCAGTTCATTTTTTGCGGAAGATGATGAAAGCAGAAATGATGTCGAAGGAATAGCAAATTTAAAACAGTACATAAGACTAGCAGGAGCAGGATATAGAGGTTCGGCACTAGTTGCAGAAGTAGTTAGGTATGTCTCAGCAACACAAGTAGAAATAAACAGACCAATTGTAACAACAGTTAGTAGTGTAAATGTTACTATTGATGCAATTAAAAAGATTGCAACTATCACTAATGCCTCTACAGCAACAGTTTCAGATGTAACTGAGTTTGGCACTACAGATAGAACAGTATCAAATGTTGACGCAGAACTATCTTCTGCTGTAGTAAGTATAACAGGAACTCCTGTATACAATCATCAAAATTTTCAATATGCTTTTAAAAACGGAACTCGTTCTCAAAACTGGTTATCAACATTTAGAGGAATAGGAAGCTCCTCAGTAATACACTCAGCAAGTCAACAAGTAGCACAAACAGATTTATCAACTAGTGTAGGTATTCCTGTAGATAATACTACAAGTGGAGGATATCATTCAGATACTTCTGATGCAAGTGCAAGTCCCATAACAATATCTGCAGCAACAATGGGAGTAAGCAATCAAAGTGAAATTGATAAAGTAAAATTAACTTTTAAGTTTCCTCAAATAATAGCTTCTAAAAAATCAAGTGGTAAAGAAGCAAGTACTTTTGTAGAGTTAAGAATGTTTTTGGGATTCAAAAGACCTGGAGATAGTAGTTTTACTGAAGTATTATTAAAAGGCCCCTCAAATGCAGACTTACTTGCTAGACCCAGCAATCAAAGAACTAGAAACTTTGATGGAGAACATGGATTTAATAGTGGCTATATAAGAGCAAATACAAAAACACCTTTTGTAGAAAGTTTTACTTTAGACCTTGGACCTTTTCAACCTATATCTGACTATCAAATAAAAATTGAAAGAGTAAACCCAACAAATGCTAGACATGGAGATTATGACCATTTAAATCCTTGTGAGTTAGTAAGTATTGAAAATATTATAGAAGATAAATTATCATATCCGTTATCTGCTTATGCTGCCACAATATTTGATGCACAAAGTTTTGCAAAATTACCTACTAGAGCATATGATGTAAAAGGATTAAAAGTAAAAGTTCCAACTAATTACTTCCCTAGAC